AATGACCGGCCGGTTAGCGAAGTTCTGCGTGTTGGTCGCCTTTTCAGACGCCTGCGCCTGCGCCGTCGCTGCGCCCAGGTAATCAGGTGCTGGAGGTGCTGATGCTTTGCCGCCCATGTTTCACTCCTTTAAGCCAACGGCACTCGTTGACTATCATCTCAAACATCACGCAGTCGATCGTTTCCGCTACTTTACGAAAACCCAACCGCTCGTTCATCTTCAACGCGTCATCGAGGTTCTTGGGTGTCAGTCCGTAGACCGCCTCGAGGCCACACGTCACAAACGGATACTCAAACGCTGCGTGCCACAGACTGCGCTTGATGCCGTGGTGGCCATCAAACGCGACGTGCATCCAGCACGCGCTGGGCGTCCAGGCGTTGTAGGCCACCGCACAGGCAAGCGTCCCATCGTCACGCATCACCGCCATCGTGCGCAGGTCCGTAGACCAGGGCAGGTTGATGCGCTTGTTCAACCATTCCCAGATCACGGGGCGTTGCTCAGGCTGATCGGTGACTAGCTGCATGATCACTCAAGCATAAATTGATGCAACAACCTGTTACTGTCACCACCTCCGCCGCCACCTCCTCCGCTGAAGCCGCCGGCGTCCCAGCCATCCCAGCCAAAATTGAAGTCGTACCCGGGATCAAAGAAGTCGATGCTGCCAACGTCATTAAACGGGTCATACATCTCGAAAAGGCCGCCCAGGTCGTTCGCCTGGCCGAGGTCGATGCCGGTGCCTGTGTCTGCTGGCGTGCTATCGCCCCACAGATCGTTGGTGTAGTCAGACACGTCCACAACGTCGTCGCTCACGTCCCTTACGTCGTCTGTGTAATCGTCCGATTGACTCGATGAGTCGCTGCCACCATTACCAGAACTAAGCTCTACGCTTGCGTTTTGATTGCTGTCATCTACAACCGGTCCATCATCGATCGGCGGCCACAGGTCGTCGGTGTAGTCAGACACGTCGTTTTGTGGGCTCCACGGATCTGGGTCGGTGCTGTCGTCGTGGATCGGGTCAAGCGGCGTGCCTTGATCGACAACTGGAGGATCGGGATCTTGCCAATCGCCCCACTCGCTCCATGAGTCGTCGCCATTACCGTCGCCAAAATTAATAATTCCGTCGCCTTCAACAACGATGTTGTCGCCGGCTTTCAATTCAGCGCTTGCGTTTTGATTGCTTGTATCAGTATCGGAATTAGACCAGTCGCCCCATTCGCTCCATGAATCGTCGCCAGTGGTTGTTGAAACAAACGTGGGATCAGGCGTGACAGACCCATACGTTGGAATAAATGTTGGGTCTGGAGTCACCGATCCGTAGGTGGGAATGGTCGTCGGATCAATTGTCGGATCAGGCGTGACTGAACCGTACGTTGGAATGATTGTTGGATCAATCGTCGGATCTACAGTCGGATCTACAGTCGGATCAACTGTTGGGTCAACCGTTGGGTCAACTGTTGGATCAGGCGTGACAGATCCATACGTTGGAATGGCCGTTGGGTCAGGATCGGTTGGATCAAACGGGCCAATGACAATCGGCGTACTACCACCAGGGCCGATTACGATCGGCCCACCACCACCGCCGCCAGTTCCACCGCCCGTATTGCCACCGCCCGGTGGCGTCGGATCTGTCGGAGTGATCTTCAGAATCGGCGGTCGGTTTGACAGACCTTTTGGCACCGGCTTGTTAAAATTAGCTATAACCGTTGAATTTTTTTGATTGGGCAATAAACGCACGCCAGGGTTGTTGCTAAACGGACCTGTATTAGCGTCGCGCAACATGCGAATCAATTCGCTTTGATATAGCAACCCATCTTTGCCATAGGATGGCAAATTTGCCGTTACTGGGTCAGCCTTTATAAACGCGCTTGGTAAATTTGAAGTAGCCATCACATCACCCCACCGAGTTCAGTCATCATGTGCGCGGCCGTGAACACGGTTTCAGGCATCCCGCGCACCTTCATGCGCAGCGAGCCGTAGTAACCCAGGCCGCTGCTGCCGTACCAAGACTGGTAGGTGTTCTGTCCGACCCACACTGCGTAGTTCCACAGCGACGTGTCCCAGATCGCGTTGTTGGTACCGGCAAAAAACGGCGAGCCGCCGACGCTGTTGAACTGGAACTGCGTGTTGACGATCAGCTTGACCGAGGGCGCTGCGGTCGCAATAAACACCGGCCGCACCATGCCAAACTTCTTCAGTTGCGCTGGCGTTCCAAATGCTTGGAACGACGTCTGCATTTCGCCTTCGACGTAGTTGCCGCCGGCGCCGACTGAGTCAACGCCATCAAGGTTGCCGTACAGGCCCTTGCAAGTCAGGCCGTCGGTGGTTCCAAAATAGAGCTGGCTGCCGATCACGGCGGCCGACCGCATCGGGATGCCCGCAAAATCGCACCAGGCGCCTGTGATCACGTTCATGGCGAACTGCTGATACGTACCAGCCTGCGCCGGCAACTTGATCACCAGCACCTCGGAGCCAGGCACCACAAAGACGTCCCAATACTTTTCGTTGATCAGCTGCCGCACCAGGGGCGCAAACACCGACTGAATCTTTGACGCCGGGCCCACCTGCTGGTCTTGGGTGTACTGACCGCTGATCAACCTGGACATCGGCACCAGGCCGAGCTCGCTGACGATCATCACGTCACCGCCAAACGGCGTGAAGTAACGACCATGCCGCGGCACTCGGCCTACGTACCAGGCGCCTTTCAGTTGGAAGGTTGTTGCGCTGGTCGGGTCAGTGCCTTCCCACACGCCGACGTCGCCCTCGGTGCCAATTGCGACCAGGTAGTCGTCAACGCTGAATCCGGCATCGATTGTCCAATTGAACAGCGCCGACACGTAACCGCCGTTGCGCAAAATCGAGCCCATTGGAAACGACGTGACCGTGCCGGTGACTGCGTCAACGTTGTCCATGTAGTAGACGTTTGAGTCGTTCTGGAACGTGAACCAGACGCGACGCTTCCACACGGCCACCGTCCGAACAGCCGTGGTCATGTTGGTGGTGGTCGAGGTGCGATTGACCCAGCCCGAGGTTGTGCTGTAGGTCCAGTAACCGGCGCCAGGCGAGACGGCCAGCAGGAACGTGTCGGCTGCGGTGGAGAATTGCGTGGTCCACCACTCGTTGTCGGTGCTGCCAGTGCTTGCCACGGCCACCACCGGCGCGCCGCCTGAGGTCACGTCGTAGATCTTGCCGTTGGTGGCCATGAAGACCTTGTTGTTGGCCGGATTCGGTGCGGTGTAGCCGAACACCGACTCGACCGGCTGCGCCACGCTGGCCACGGTCACCGCGGTGGCATAGGCCTGGTAGCCCTTGCGCAACTCGCAACCCTGCTGGCGCGGGATCATGTTGGTCAGCACCAGGGCGTCCTGGGGTGACATGGCCGCGATCGGGTCGCGGTAGTTCAGGCCACCGGTCGGTGCAGGAATGACCGCTAGCTGCGCAACCTGCGCTGCGGCCGCCTTTCTAGGTGTCGCGAAAGGCTTGAGTGGCACCAGCGGCATGGTCAGACCCCATAGCCGGTGTCCGGCGTGTTGACCAAGGGCTGGATGTACGGGAAGCGGAAGTCACGCGCCATTGACAGCACCGGCGCGCCCTTTTCCATACCTCTGCGATTCTCAAACGCGATCTGAAAATCACGCATCGCTGCGGCGCTGTCCAGGCCCTTCATCTCAAGCCACTTCACGCGTGTGTACAGCGTGATCAGCGTCGCATCGAGCAGCGCCGTGTCACCGTTCTTGGTGATGCGGTTCTTGTATAGCGTGACGTCGTCCTGGTCCTGAACCCAGGCCTGCGACAGGTAGAAAAAATTCATCGTCTGGGGCGAATTGGGAGGCGCCAGCACGTAGATCTTGTTGTCGCGCACCTGCCAGTAAAACGACAGCGTCGGCAGCGTGGTGCGGATCAGCAGCTGCTGCCACATCTGCGCCGAGACAGGGCCCAGGCTTGGAAACTGCGTCGTCGCGTTCCAGTTGGTCTGGTCAATCCAGTCAAAAAAGTCCTCCGGCAAGCTGAAGGACTTTTCGGTTTGTCCGTTGGTGTCAGCTTGAATCGGGATCTGGTAGTTCTTGATCAGCTCCTGCCAGTCGTACATGGTCAGCAGCTCGATCCCGGCCATATTCGCGGCCTGAACCATTTGCTGGACCGCAGGATCAGAACTGCCAGCCGGGTCGGAAGGAACGGGGAAGGCCACCATCGCCGCGACGTTCTGAACAATCGCAGAGAGTGTCGATTCGTTGACGATCTGGAAGGCCATCCCGTGCCGCTCCCTTAGGCCGCCTCAGCGACAGCTTGCTTGGAAGGCTTGCCCCGTACCTGCAGCGCCTCAACCATCGTCCGCAGGTTCTCGATCTCGGCGTCGCGCTTTTGCAGCTCGGCGTTCATCCGCTCGATTGGGGCGTTGTTGGCCGCAACGTCCATGAAGGCCTTGGCGCGCTGCTTGTCCTGCTGAAAGGACATAAACTTCTGGCCCAGGTTGTCGTTCGCGTCGGCCAGCTGCTCGACCGTGACAATCTTGAAGTAGCGGTACTCCTCGACTTTTGAGGGCGTCATGCCAGGCAGCGCATTAAGCGGCGTGCCCGTCACAGCCTCGGCTTGGCCTTCCTTCCACTTCTTGTACCGATCGGTAAAACGCTGGATGTCCTGCTCAGTGACCTGGCGCTCGATCACGCTGGATTTGTCGCCAGGGACGTGGATTGAGATGTAGTCCACCTCTTCGTAAATCGCGCGCCCAGCGTCGCGGCTCTTGGCCGGATGCAGTTTTGGTTTGCGACTGAACTCGATATAGAGGCGGTTATCGTGCGCGTAACGGTTTTCATCCGGCCGTGGCAGGTCGGACATTTCTTCAAAAATCGTAGGTGTCGTGGTTTGTTGCATGTCGTTTTCCTTTTCGTTAATCAAATCGACCCGCAGAGCGGTGGCCTAAGTCACCGCCCTGCGAAGTCACCCTTACAGCGTGGTGCCAACCGTCGGGTACGAAAAAATCGCATCCGCGTTGGTGGCTGCGGCGCCACCGGTGGCCGTGCCAAGAACCAGGCCCTCAATTGCTTCAGAACTAGCGGTGCCATCGTCATCAACAGCGCCGGCGGTGCCGGTACTGTTCAAACGCGTGCCCTTGGCGGCAGAAGCCAACGTGCGAACGCTGCCCTTACCGTAGATCTGAAACCAGCCATACTCGTTGTCGGCCAGTGCAGCTTGCGCTGCGCCGCAACGGCTTCCAAAACCAGACGCGCCAGGGGCGGTCGTGGTCGTGCTTGCCATTGCAAAGTCAAAACCCGTCTCTTCGACGCACAGGTAGCCGGCTCCGGTAACAGCGCCGTCGGCCCGTCCGTAGATGAACTCCTGATAACCGTTGGTTGGGTCGTCATAACCGCCCACAGTGCCCAAGCGGAACTGCGGGGTGGATGACGAAGCGGTGACATCAGCTTTGCTGATGCCGATGATTGCTTGAGCCATTTGTTAAATCTCCAAAATTGGGTTCAAAAAGCCTGGGCAGTTTTCACCACCCAGGAAAGGAAAGCCCACGACAGGCCCACCAAGAATCAGTTCTGCATCCGGCCCTGAAACTGAGCTCCACAGCAAGTCAAGTTGCCAGCCCAAGCGAGGATCTGCACCTCAGCGTCTTGGTTGATCGCATAGCGCCGGTTGGGCGAGAGCGGGACCATGTTGCGCTGAGCGTGGGGACGCCACTTGAGATACTTGGTATTGATGAAGAACCCGGTATTGGCAGGGCAAAAGCCACCGATACCGCCGTCAAGCACGACGTCAGCGTCCATGAACTTGATGGACGGGAAGCCCAGGTTGCCGGTTTCGGGGCTGGTGAAGCGCTGCTGTGCCTGGAGGCTGGCCAAGTAAAACGACCAGTAGTTGGTGTCCAACACGATCAGATCGACACGATCGTTGCCGCGGGTGGTGTTTGCCCACAGTTTGTTCATGCCGGCCTGAATGTTTGACGCTGAGGCAGCTGCTGACACTTCGTCGCTGAAGTCGTACAGCTTCGAGCGCCAGAAGGTCCAGGTCACGCGGTTGATGCCGCCGTAGGTCCCAGTGGCTGGGCTTGATGGCACCGCAGCGTTCAGGCCCGTAATTTCCTTGCCACCGCTGCCGGTGCCGTCAGAGTAGATCGACTGCGAGAGCTGGTTCTGCATCGTGCTCTCGGCCACGTTTAGGCGTGCCTCGAGCAGGTCGATGAAGGCCTCTTTGCCGCTGTTCTGGAGCATCTCCAGGCCGCTCATAACGACCGGGACGGCGTACTGCTTGATCTGGAACTCGGCTGCGCTGATGACGTCCTGGGCCGCGACGGGCAACAGGTCATAGCCGCTGTAAAAGCCACCGTTGGCGTTCTCGGCAAACGACAGCTCCTCCAGGATGGTGTTACCACCGCTGATGGTCTTGACGTTGCCGCGCTGGCTCAGCTTGGCCAGGATGGCGTTGTTCTTGGTGACGTTGTCCGCGACCTGGCGCGAACGGTTCTGGATAGTGGTCGCGACGATGTCGCTGACGTTGGGAAATGCCATGATAAAAACTCCATCTGAGTTGGTAATGGCCTTGCGGCCGCCTTGTCAGATGCGCCTACGCGAACCTTCTCAGTCCGTGTTGTCGTAGGTGGGACGCGTTGCGCGTCTCCTTCGAGCTTTCGGTGGCTGGAGTGCTTGGGCACACCATGAAGGGCTGACCCTTCAATGGTGGCAATTATGCATCAGCGTGAGGACATCGCAATGGCGGCCTCAATGGCCGAGCGCACGTCGGTGGCGTCTTGCTTGAGCGCCCCCATCGGTGCGGCGCCTGAAACCTGCACCGCTGCCGACCTGGCCTTTTGCGCGGCCGCCGTGCCGACCTGGGCCTGCTTGGCCTTGGAGCGCTGCGCTAGCACCGCCCGCACCCGGTCGTTGGCCAGGCAGGCCTTCTTGTAGGCCTCCTTTAGGGTCATTGGCTGGCCGCGACGCTGGGCAACCTCGAGCAGGTCAGCCATCTCCTCGCGGACGTCGTTGCCAAACTCAGCGCGCTCGAGAAACTGGGCAACCGCGCCTTGGGCCTCCTGAGCCACCCGTTGCTGCTGCGCCATCTGGGCTTGCTGGAACTGGGTCAGCATCTGCTGCATCGGTGCCAAACGCTGGTCGAGGGCCTGCTGCAGTGCCATTTGCTGGGGGTCGGCCTGCATTGGTTGGCCGGCCAGGGCCGCGTCCAGCTGCTCGATAAAGGCGTTGCCGAACCGGCCGACGCCGAACTGCTTGACGATGCCGGCAACCATGTTGGCGAGCTCCGGCGCGGTGCCGGTGCGCAGCCTGGCCGCGGTGCTCATCAGGTTGTCGATCGCCTGCAACGGGTTGCTGTTCTCGGCCTTGATGAAGGCCTCGTAGGGGGCGATCGTGCGCATCACCGCATCAAAGGACTTGCGAGCTTCGGCCGACTCCTGCAGCGTGCGCTGCACCTCGACCTCGCGGCGAACGACCTCGGCGCGCACCGGCTCGGGCAGCTGGCCCCAGTGCTCACGCACCTCGGGGCGCCAAGACGCCGGCGCACGCTCGCCTTGGGGCTTGGGTCCCGACTTGGGACCAGGCTGAATGCCTTCAGCCTTTTCGGCCTTCTTGAACTTGCCCTGCTCATCACGGGCCCGCTCGGCGGCCGTCTTTTCGGTCGTGTCGCCCTCGGCCAGGGCGTTGAGGTCGGCGCCACCTGCTGCGGCCGGCTCACCAGGTGCTGCCGCTGGCGCGGGACCTGATGCCGGCGCGGGTGTGTTTTCTGATGTAACCGGTGCTGCTTCACTTACCTCGGGTGTATCGATCGCGGCCTCGATGGCGTCGCGTAGTGTCGTGGGTTGGTCCATGCTTATCGCCTGTTCTGGAGTTGATGAATTGCGCGCTCTACGTCGCGTCGAGAAAACGTGCCACCGTGCTGCCGGTACTGCTCACGCTGGGCCTGGGATTTCGCCCAGGTGTCCTTGAAATCGTCCATCGTGGTCAAGTTGTTGGCCTTCATGTACTCACGGTGCTTGGACCTGGTGCTGATGTCGGTGCCGTCTGTGGCGCGCATCCCGTCGTAGGACGAATCGCCCCACAGCGCGCCGGAGTCGGTCGCGAGCGCGGGCTGGTAGTCGTCGCTCACTTCGATCAGCTCAAAAGGCGGTTCTTTGCTTTGGATGTAGCGTTTTCTGCTCATGTTGCGATAAACTCAACATTAGGATTAAACAAGAAGGAGCGCACATGAAACCTGAAGTCATCATCGTCACTGGCGACAAAGTGCTGCGAGTGCCGCACAAAACCTGGGCGGCTTTTTTGCAAGTCGCAGCGCTTGTCGTTGACACTGGCGACATGTACCCGCACCTTGAGCGTCAGCTGGGCGAAAAGCTGCTCGATCAAGTCAAAGAGGTGAAATACGCGCTGGACGATCACATGTCCTCGCCGTCTTGATCGCGCAGTGCAGCCGCCAGGGCCCCTGCCGTCAAACCAGTGCCGGCGATCCCATACAGCGGATGCGTGCGTCGCACCAGGCTGTCGCGCACGACGTCCTGCGGTGACTTGCCAGTCACCCGGGCCGTGCGCTCAATCGCCTCGTTGACGTGCTGGATCATCGGCTTGCCCTTTGAACCTTTTAGGCCTGCCCAGGTCACGTCTTGAAAGTTTGCCGCCGGCACGCCGATTTGCCTGGCCAGGTCTTGCACAACGCCCTCGACCACTCCGTAAGAATCACCGGGCGGTGCTTTGAACTCGCGATTGAAGCCGGTCATCATCTGTTCATCGATCGTGCCTCGATCGCGGTGGCCTAGGAAATCGGCAGAAAAGTTAAATCGTTTTGGCGTCTTGGCTGCTTCAAACCCTGCGCCCTGGTTGATAACCTTGTCGTACATGGCCATGTTGCCGCTGGCAAAGCGCCCGCCAATCGGGTACGGCATGGAGTAAGCGTTTTGCGGCACCGCTTGCCCCTTTTGACGCAAGAAGTTGCCGTAGTAGCTCATCAGCAAGTTGGACGTCGGATCTGCGCCGCCGGTGGTCGCTGCCATCGAGTCGGCAAACGCCTCCTTGAACAAACGACGGCCTTGCTCGGGCCCGTACTCTTTGATGAACTCCTGCTCGAGCTGGCCCATCGCGTACCAGTCCTTGGTCAGCGGATCCTTGGCGCCTCGGTTGTAAGCGTTCATTAGGCGCTGGCGGATCTCTGGCGTGTCAAACTTTGCTTGCCACTTGTTGATCGTTTCTTGCTTCTTGGGCAACGCGTCGGTGAGCGTGCGCCCCCGCAGCGGATACTGATTCGGGTCGGCGTAGAAGCGCTTCTCGACGTCGAAATAGGGCGTGTAGTTGCCTTTGTCGATGTCCTTTTGCGCAGCCTTGCGCACCTTCTCCACGGCCATTGCTTCCGGCGACAGTTGCTTGGCCAGGTATTCCTTGCCGTTCTTTGGGTCGACCGCCATCACCGGCGGCATCAGGTCGGGATAGTCACGCGCAACTTTGGCGCGGTCGTAACCGACGTTCTCAGCCTTTCTAAGCGCATCAACGACGGCGTCGCCTTTGCGTGCCTTGTTGGCTGCTCGAGTGACACCGCCAAGCACCGGTATTGCGCCCAGGCTTGAAAGCGCCATGCCCAGCATGTCGTCTTCGCGCCTGGCGCGCTCAAAATCGCGAGCACTGAGCGCGGTGCCAATGCCAGGAAGAAACCCGGCACCGATGTCTGCAGCCATGTCGCCTAAGTCGGCGTCTTTCGGCGTATCAAGCGAAACAAACTTGCGTGCCCGATTGCGTAGTGCGTCGATCAGGTCTTGCGGTTCCATGTTCTCCTCACTGCATGGGTGGCATCGAGCCCTGCACGGGCGGCATCTGAGGCGCTGCCGGGGGCAGCTGAGGCTGCGGCTGCAGCATCCCCATCTGCATCGCCTTCATGCGTGCGTCCATCTCGGTGTTGGCGGCCTTGGCCATTCGCTCCTTGGCGCCAGCCTGTTTTTCGGCCACTTCGGCCTGCTGCAACGGGCTCGGGCCCGGAGGCTGGATGCCCTGCTGCTTGAGCCCGCTGATGGCCTGGTCGAGGATCGACTCGATCTGGGTGCTGACGCGGAACTTGCTCACGCTCCACTGCAACAGACTGAGCAAAACGGGCGCAGCACCTGGTACTTGCTGGGCCATTGGTGCGACCTGGCTGATAAAGGCGCCCAGGCCTTGCATGAACTGCACCGCGGCGTCGCGCTCAGCGGCCCAGTCCAATGCCGCCATTGAGTCGGCCTCGACGTTGATCCGATACTCGGCCATCTCCTCGTCTTTCAGCAACTGGATCGCCTGCATCGCCAGCTGCGCGTCAGGGGTCCGCTCGATGTTGCTGCGCTTGATGATGGTTTCGGGTTGCCAGTGCTTGCAGATGATCTCGGCCTTGATGCGCAAGGCGTCACTGATCCACTCAGCGATATAGAACTGCATCAACTGGATGCGGGTGCTACCAAACTGCGCCTTGATCTGCTGCGCCGTGGCCGTCTCGCTGGCCCTGGAGCTGCCGCGCATCACGTCGGAGATGCCCAGGACCTCGTAGATCTGCATGACCTTGTCTTGGCGGTACTGGCGCAGCTGGTTGATCGCGTTGACCACGGCCTCGATCGGTACCCAGTCCACCTGGCCCTTGATCCCGCCGCGCTCAGCGAACAGTGCCCAGTTATCGACCGGGATCAGTTGGTTCTCGGTGCCCTGATTGAAGACGCGCTGGATGCCCTCGGCGCTCTTGTCGTAGACGCCCACGACCTTGGCCGCGCGGGTCAGCCAAGTGATCCGGGTGTTGATCTCATCGAGCTCGTTGAACTGGTCCTGAGCAAAGATGTAGTCAGCCCGGGGCATGAAGTTGGAGCTGGTGACGTTGGCCGCAACCGGTTTCGGGCACGGGAAGAATCTTTCCAGCTGCAGCGGGTCGTCCTTAACGTCCAAGATGACGTCGGTGCCGTCGGCGTACCAATAGACCTTCTTGTTCTCCTTGCACCAGATCTCAAACACCTGGGCCTTGTTCCAGGGGTCGTATTTTGGGGAGTCGTCGCGGGTGTCTTTGGGCCCTGACTTGCCCAGCGGGACGACGTTGGCGATCTCCTCGCCAAAGCGCTTGACCAGCTGGTCCTTGGTCATGTAGACGCGCCTGGCGACCCAACGGACCTCAGCCCAGGTGCGTGCCGGCGACCAGAAAAAGTCACGCCAGTGGATGTAGTCGCACGGGGCATCTTCTTCGACAATCTGCTCGGCCTCCTGCTCGGGCGCGAGCTCCATGCCCGTCATCGGGTCGATCTGCGCCGGGATCGTGTAAGGCTCGGTTTCGACCTCGTAGCGCAGCCAGATCTGGCCCAGCCCGACCACCAGCCAGTCCTCGATGCCCTGGCGCACTGAGGCGTCCCACTGGCTGACGTCCTCATTAAAACCGCGGTTAAGCAATCGCTGCAGCATCGTGCCCGCGACGCGCGCGACGTCGTCTTCGTAGTCCTGAAAAGTCCTCGAGACGTCGGCCTTGGGCGGCCTGGCGTACAGCATCGACATCAGGACCTTGGTCGTGGACCAAAAAAGGTTGACGCGGGACTCGTCCTTGCCCCAGTCGTCGCGCTTGTCCAAGAACCGGTGCGTGATCCTGGTCGCGTCGTCGTGAAACTTCGTAAGCTCTTGCTCGGCTGCCTTGATTTCGGTGCCCCAGCGCTGCGCTAACCCGATCGGGGTGCTCTCAAAGTCGCTGGCGCTTGTGATCGTTGCCTCGTTCATCCAATCCTCGCGTCTTCCCTGGGCGCCGTGTCCCAGATGTCGTTCAGCGCAAAGGCGTAATGAGCCCCAGGCTTGACGGCTGGTGCGATTTTATGCCCCTGTTGTGTTTTCCTCGTCGCTGGGCGCGCAGCAAGGGCCAGGTAGCGGAAGGCGTCCGCGGCGTGCGAGTGCTGGTCATGGCGCGGCTTGGAGCGGAAGGTCTGGGTTTTCTCATCGAACTCGCGCATGTACGCGCGCAGGTGCTCGACACCGTCGTAGGTCGGCTCCTCATCGAAGTAGCACCGCGGCAGGGTCAGCCTGGCGGCCTCGATGCCGTCTTGCAAAGACATCTCGGGCACCAGGTTGGGCCGGATGCCATTGGCCAGAAACTGCTCGATGATCGACTTGCCGGTTTGCAGTGATTTTGCGCGGGCGTCGTGGGGCAAAAAGATGCCCTTGGGGTTGACCAGGTAGGGCCGGTTCTTGATCCAGTCGATGTAGTGCTGGATCGGTTGATTGTCGGCCTCGTAAAAGTCCACCACGCGGATGCCGTCGTAGGTTTCCTGCCAGGCCCACCAGCTGCAGCTGTCGGTGTAGCCCAGGTCAGCGACCACGTTGACCGGAAACGCCTGGTCCAGGGGGTGCTTGCCGATCCGGCCCTCGGCGTAGGCGTCACCGATCTGCTTGGCGTAGTAGGCGCCTGGCACCGCGGCGTCGAAGTTGCACTCGTACTCGACCGCGTAGGCCTCGTCGGTCATCTGGGCCTTGGCGTCGCGCAGCTCGTCGGGGTGGATGATGTTGGTCTTGGACGCCGGGAGCTCGAGCAGCAGGTGCGTATCAGGATTTAAGCGTGCCTCCTCCTTCAGGTTCCAAAACAGGTTCTTGCCGCGCGGGGTGCCGGCGAATATCGCCCAGCCGCGCCGGTCGGAAAGTGCTGGTCGAATGACGGTGTACCAGGCGCTAGGCCTCATGTCACCGACCTCATCGAGCACGGCGCCGTCGAAGTACATCCCGCGCAGGGCGTCGTAGTTGTCGGCGCCCGCGACGTAGATCGTTGACTCGTCCTTGTGGCCGTTGTGGATCGTGATCTTCAGTTCGCTTTCGTTGGGGGGCTTGGACCAAAACGGCTTGGTCAAGTCCTTCATGTAGCCCCAGGCGACGCGCTTGGCCTGGTCGCGCTGCGGGGCTAGGTACGCGAACTGCGGCTTGGGCAGCGCTGTCTCGAGCGCCCCGATCACCAGGTCAGCGCACATGGCGACCGTCTTGCCGCAGCGCCGGTGCGCGACCACCACCGACCAGCGCGCCTTGCGGTTGTGCAAGGGCAGGAACACGCTGCGCGGCTGGTACTCCTGCAGGTTCACGCCGGCTCCAGCGCGGCGATCTTCTCGGCCGGCAGCATCTTGTAGGTCTTGACCGTGCTGATCCAGCCCTGGAAGTAGTTGCACACGGGGCGCTTGTCGCAGGTCTTGCAGTCGTGCGGACTGCGCCGCCCGAGGTTGGTCTGGTGCGAGCGGTAGTTGTAGAGCATCCGCGGGACCCGCTTGATCTTGTGCTTTTGGGCGATCTTCATCCACAGGTCGCCGTCGCTGCAGGTCCACAGCAGCGTGTTGTAGCCGCCGACGTCGATCGCGACCTGGCGCCGGAACATGCCCAGGTGGTTCCAGCCCATCGCGGCGCACATCTTGGGCGAGCTGAAGTTCTTGCTCTCGCGGTAAGAGGTCAGCTCGCCCTTGGCGTTGACCCGTGCGCAGTCGCTGTAGGCCAGCGCGAGCTCGGGATCGGCCGCGAACTCGGCCACCATGACCTCAAGCGCGTGCGGCTCGATCCAGTCATCCGAGTCCACGTGGCAGACCAGCAACCCGCGCGCGAGCTCAAGCAGCTGCTGGCGGGTCTTGGCGACGCCCTGATTCTGAGGGTTGACGCGGACCCTGATCCGGCCATCCAGCCTGGCCATCGCTTTGACCACCTCAACCGTGTTGTCCTTGCTGCCGTCATCGCAGATCAGCAGCTCCCAGCTCGTAAAGGTCTGCTTGAGCACGCTGGCGATCGCGGTGCTCACAAACCTGTCTACGTTGTAGGTCGGCATCAGCACGCTGACCAGCGGGCCCTGACGACTCAACGCGCGACCCCGTTCAATCTGTCCGCGACCAGCTTGGCGTAGCCGGCAATGTCAACCCAGCTGTCGGCGTAGTCTGGGTCGCCGTTC